GAGGAATCGCTGGAACGTTTTCGAGGATCGGCCGATCAGAGATATTGCCGAACTTTGGCGAGTTATGCGACGAATTATCAACTCTGATCCGAGCCGTCTGGAGGCGGTTAGGTTCCTGATGAAGTTTCATCCTCGGTTGATAATCTTCTACAATTTTGATTACGAACTTGAAATTCTTAGGGGCCTTGGGGAAGAAGTTGTCTTGTGTGAATGGAACGGACACCGCAAGCAACCTATACCAAACACGGACAATTGGGTATATCTCGTCCAGTACATATCGGGTGGCGAAGGTTGGAATTGCACGGAAACTGATGCGATGATTTTGTATTCTCTGACGTATTCTTACAAGAATTACATACAAAGCCAGGGTAGAATAGACCGGTTGAATACAGAGTATACTGATTTGTACTACTACATACTTACTTCGTCAGCGTATGTCGATATTGCGGTGATGAAGGCTTTGGCGAATAAAAGATCGTTTAATGAAAAAAGCGAATTAAAAACCGGCGAATTTGTAGCTCAAAATTGAGTGTTTCGACAATTTGTCGGTAGGGTTGCCGGGAGTTTGCAGGTACTCTGACGTGGGAGAACGTGGTTATATGTACACTTGGCAAATACTCTTCTATTAGTTTATATAAAAGTGGGTATGTATATAAACGCAAATACTATATATTAACCCCCTATTTCTATAGACTTTTTAAAAGGGTCGTTATTTGCCGAATGCCGGGCGCCATAAAAAGGAGAGAAATGATTGATTATACAGACGTCGAGGTAAGGCGTCCAATTATTGGATTCCCGAACTACGAAGTTAGCAATTATGGACGAGTGTATAACGTTCGTACCGGAAGACAGATGAAACATTCGCCAACCTATTACGATATTCCAACAGTAGGTCTCGTGTATGAGGGTCAACAGTACAGACGTTCTGTGAAGGTATTGGTGGCTCGAGCGTTTGTCCCAGGGGAGACGGAGGTTTTCAATACCCCCATCCAACTAGACGGTAACCGATCCAACCTACATGAGTCAAACATCGTTTGGCGTCCGAGATGGTTTGCGTGGGCTTACACAAGACAATTTGAAAGTGTTCCTGGTTGGGCATTCCACGGTCCTGTTCTTGATGTTACACATAACGTTCGATACAAGAACATATTCAAAGCGGCTATTGCAAACGGAAGTTTGTGTGAAGATATTCATCATTCCATCATCTCAGGCACTAGAGTTTTCCCAACTGGAGAGCAGTATACTTTTACAAGAAACCGAAAAACCTGACCTATATACAATCCTGCAGCTCACACATATATTGTAATGAGGGGATAACGGTCTCGCACTTTTATCGTCGTTTTTGTCTAACCGGGAGGAATCCATATGGGGCCAAACGAAGAAGAAACAGATGGTCCGCAGCCACCGCCAACGCCTGAGGAAGAGGCTGCATCACGTCAACCCGAGAGGGAAAACCGTGACCACGATCGTCATCCGGATGAGCGATGACGGTTTCTCGTGTCACAATCCATCATCAGGGCGGTGGAGCACCGACTGATAATTCGAGCGGCTACTCATACGGCGGTTACACGTATGGCATCGGAGTCACAAAATGGGAGCGGTTCCGTTCTGTGGCCGATTCGTTCGGAACATACAACTACAACGGTGACTCAGTGGACGTGTGTCTATCCGGGGATCGCCATACTGGATACCCGGTAACTGACAAAGATATTGAGTTGATTCAAGGCGCATTGGCTGATTGCCGAGCTCGTGGTGAAGTTGTCAATGTCCCTACTGTATGCGATCACTCCAAATCACCGGGTAGTGCGACAGCATGCTCTGGGAACAAAACTCGAGAGCGGTGGAACGAGATTGTTGCCGCCTGTACAGTCGGTGGAGCAGCACCGGCCCCTCCGACTAAGAAAGGTGGAGCGATGGAGATTCAACGGACTAAGAGTGGACGTGGATACTATGTTGTCGGAGCAGACGGTGGTATCTTCTGTTACGGCGATGCTAAATTCCATGGTTCAATGGGTGGTCAGCATCTAAATGCGCCTATTGTTGGAATGGCGTTGCGACCACAGGATGACGGTTATCTTCTCGTAGGTTCAGATGGTGGAATCTTCGCATTCGGCAAGGCTCCGTTCCACGGAAGTATGGGCGGCCAGAAGCTGAACAAGCCGATCGTGGATATCGAGTTTGATGCTGAGGGTGATGGCTATTGGTGCTTGGCCGAAGACGGTGGAATTTTCACGTTTGGTAAGACCGCCTTCTATGGGGCCCCAACTGGTAAAGTATAATGAGTTTGAACGAGCGACACTACCAACTAAAACTTGTTAGGAAGTTAGAGCAATTACTTCCGGGGTGTGTCATCATTAAAAACGACCCCCGTGGTATTCAAGGTATGCCCGACATTTTGATCTTGTATTTGAACACGTGGGCAGCGCTTGAGATCAAGATGGCTGGTAATTCTGCTGTGCAGCCAAATCAAGAGTATTACATCGATTTGCTTGATGATATGTCTTTTGCCTCATTTATAAATCCAGAAAATGAGGAGGAAGTATTAGGTGATCTTCAACACGCATTCGGAGTTATACGAGAAACACGCATTTCTTAGTCCGAGCAACTATCATTGGCTTAATTACAACGATGAAAAGTTGGAGGCTCGTTTTGTTGCTTCTATGGCAGCTAGACGAGGCACAGATTTGCATAATCTAGCACATGAAGCGATTCGACTTGGTGTTAAGTTGTCCAAAACTAATAGGGCGTTGTCTACTTATGTTAATGACGCCATTGGTTTCAAAATGAATTGTGAACAACCACTATTTTATTCTGTGAATTGTTTTGGCACAGCGGACACGATTTCGTTTCGAAGAGGTAAGCTGCGAATTCATGATTTAAAGACGGGTGCCACTCGTACGTCAGAGCATCAGCTAGAAGTATATGCTGCTCTGTTCTGTTTGGAGTATAGTATCAGTCCGTTTGACATAGACATTGAGCTTCGCATCTATCAAAGAGATGAAATCAAAATCTTCGAGCCGTTTGCTGAAACAATATCAGAGATTATGGATAAGATCATTCAGTTTGATCTTCAAATTGAGCAAATGAAAGCGTCTGATAGATTTTGAGCAAATGGACGGGCAGAATGTGGAAGATCTTTGGCACGTTGTCTAAATTAAGCTTTTTAATGATTGTATCAATAGTAATTTGGTCTTTTATTCTTTGTGGAAGTCTTGTGATCTTTCAATTGGCAACCCATCGATGAAAGGGGGTGATGCTCGTGCTAATAGAAGAGGCCGACCTTCTCCATTATGGCATTATTCGTAGATCAGGGCGTTACCCGTGGGGTTCTGGCGGTAATGTAGACGGTGTTAGTGAAGATCAGCACAACAAAATTCTGTTAGATTATATTGCTGAGTTAAGAAGCAAAGGTCTTAGCGAAGGAGAAATTGCCAAAGGCCTTGGCATGAGTATGAATGAGCTTCGTGCCGAGAAGACCATTGCTAGAAATCAGCAAAAGCAATCTCAAATTGTCCTGGCCCAGCGTTTGAAGGATAAGGGGTACGGTCCGACCGCAATTGGACAGAGAATGAACATTCCTGAGTCTACTGTTCGAACGTTGCTTGCTCCTGGTGCCAAGGACAAAGCTGATCAACTTGAAACCACCGCAAACATGCTCATGCAACAAGTCGATGAGAAGAAGATGGTACAAGTAGGTAGTGGTGTTGAGAATTATATTGGAGTTCCAAGATCACGACTTGATGTAGCCATTCAGATGGCAAAGATGCATGGGTATGAACTTCACACAGTGGGCGAGCGTCAAGTTGCAACAGGCGAAACCACCCGAATCAAGGTTCTTTGCACTCCTGGGATGACTCAAAAAGAAGCATGGATGAATAGAGCCAACATTCAGCTTCTCCAATCATATTCTGAAACCGGTGGAAGATCATTTTCGAAGTTGCACGAGCCCCTCAAATTGGATCCAAAGCGTGTGGCAGTTGTTTATGGATCCGAAGGGGGCGACAAAGCAGACGGAATGATCTACGTTCGTCCCGGTGTTAAAGATGTTGAGTTGGGTGCAAATAACTACGCACAAGTTCGTGTTGCTGTGGGAAATGATCATTACCTCAAAGGTATGGCAACCTATAAGAAGGACATGCCGGAAGGTGTGGATGTTCAATTCTATACAGCTAAAGAAAGTAGTGGTAACAAGCTAGATGCAATGAAGAAGAATGTAGAAGAAGGTTATGGTCCCAACGGAGAGCACCCTCTTCTAAGATCTACCCGTCGTCAGATCTTAGAAAATTCTGGCACACCAGATGAGCGTGTAACGTCGGCTATGAATCTTGTTAATGAAGAAGGCAATTGGGAAGATTGGTCCAAGAACCTATCCTCCCAGTTCCTTTCAAAACAAAGCCGTGCTCTGGCTAAATCACAGCTTGACATGACCTATGAACGTCGACAGTTTCAATTGGAAGACATCAACAAGCTTACGAATGCTGTGGTTCGTAAGAAGCTTCTTAAGAATTTCTATGAAGCAACCGATTCTGCAGTAGTTCATCTCAAGGCAGCCGCTTTACCACGTATGGGCAACCATGTAATTTTACCAATACCAAGCATGAAGATAAATGAAATCTATGCCCCTCGTTTTGCTAGTGGAGAAACCGTTGTCCTGATTCGTCATCCACACGGGGGGCCTTTTGAAATTCCTAGGCTTACTGTTAACAACAAACATGCTGAAGCAAAGCGGTTGCTCGGAGATGCGAGAGATGCGGTTGGTATTAATCATCTAGTCGCTAAGAGACTATCTGGTGCAGATTTCGATGGTGATACGGTTCTTGTAATACCGGATGATCGAACACAAATTAGAGATGACCCCGCTTTGGAGGGTCTCAAAGATTTCAATCCTCAATCAGCATACCCTGGTTATCCAGGAATGAAGATAATGTCAAATACGCAATCGGAGATGGGTAAGATTTCTAATCTTATTACTGACATGTCTTTGGCTGGTGCACCATCATCAGAAATGGTGAGGGCTGTTAAACATTCAATGGTTGTCATTGATGCAGAGAAGCATGGTTTAGATCATAAGCTATCTGAAAATGATAACAACATCAAGCAGCTTAAGAAGAAGTATCAATCAGGAGGTGGTGGATCAACCATCATCTCAAGGGCTAGAGCAAGAATAGATGTGCCATATAGAATAGATCGGCCTGCTTCTGAAGGTGGGCCCATCAATAAGACTACTGGTGAACGTGAGTACAAGTACCTAGATAAGACGAGCTATAAGACGGGTAAGCCTAGGACTATAAAGAGTAAGAAGTTAGCAGAGGTTAGGGATGCATTTGATCTTGTGCAGGGCCACCCTATGGAGATCATTTATGCAAACCATGCTAACAAACTAAAGGCCTTAGCTAACCGTGCCCGCCTTGACTATGTTAATACCCCCACCCCCAAGCAGTCGCCCTCTGCAAAGAAGGCGTATGCAAAAGAAGTGGCTTCCCTTGATGCTAAGTTAGACCTCGCCCTTAGGAACCGGCCTCTTGAACGGCAGGCCCAACTCCTAGCCAATGTCAACATCAAGGCAAGACATAACGCTAATCCAGGAATGGATTCTGATACACGAAAGAAGATTGAATACCAGGCACTACAAGAAGCCCGTGTTCGTGTAGGTGCAAGAAAGAATGACATAGAGTTTACTGATTCTGAATGGGACGCTATTCAAGCAGGCGCAGTTAGTACCAACAAACTAACACAGATGCTTGACAAAGCTAACATGGAAGACGTGTATAAGCACGCTACTCCAAAGGATCAGATACTAATGACACCAGCTAAGACAGCTCGAGCTACAGCCATGTTGGCTTCTGGTTATGATAGAGCTCAAGTCGCAGCACATCTTGGTGTATCACTCAGTACATTGGACAAAGGTATTAAGGAAGGTGGATGAATGAGGACAATGCTAAGTACTATTGATAACCCTCACTCTCCTTTCGATGACTTCGGTGCATGGTATGCGTATGACATTGCATCAGGCTACCAAACTGTTTCATTCCTTGGTCGAATACTTGTTGATTCAGATCAATTGTCAGATTCAGATCTTGAGTTGGCTATCGAGCAAGCAATAGATGAAATAGTTTTAGAAAATGTTTCTGGAATTTATATAAAAGTTCAAAAAGAATAGGTAAACACATTTAATTAAAAATTTGGAAAAGAGAGGGGAAATATTTTTTCAGACCGGGGGGAGGGGTCTAAAAAATCTCACCCCACCCCGCATCGCCCGGCTCCCG